TCGGCTACGGCGCCGCCTTCTTGCTCGGGGGCATGGCCTTCCTCATGGCGAGGCCGCCCGAGATCGTGGTCGAGCCGGGTCCAACCGTCGTCCGCGTGCTCCCTTCACACAACCTCGACCCGTGGCGAGTCACCCTCGAATGGTCAGACGGCACGCTCGACCGGCGAGAAGTGTCGAAGATGCACCTGGCCGACGAGGCCGGCGTGATCGTGAGGTTCGAGAGATAGCCAGCCCCCAACAACGGGACCCCCTATGTACGCACTGATTCTGACCGCCCTCGCTTCGCCCGTTCCGATCGTCACCCCGACGCTGGACCTGGCAGAGGTTCGCACTCCCTCCGCAATCGCCGCCGAGGTCGACGCACTGCTCGACCCGGGAGACTGCCTGACGCTCGAAGAGATGCAGAGCATCGTCGCAGGGGTCGACTGGATGGCCGAGGTCCCGTGCCCCTGCGCTTTCCAGGTCGCGTGGCTCCAGTGCGGACCGGGGTCTACCGAGACCTGGGCCGGTTGCCTAGACTTCCTGAACGAGCAGCTCGCCGCCACCCGTATCGCGCTGATGGGCGAGTGCCTCGACGCCGCGGACGGTCTGGCCGACCGCGCGATCGAGCTATTCGAGGCTGCAGCCGCCGAGCTCATCCTCTGGTGCGAGGGGACTTCCGGCGCATCAATCTCCGAAGAGGACGTTCTCGGCCTGATGGACGACGCGATCGACCAGGCCTGGCGGGAAGTGTGCGTCATCCGCGACGCCATCGAAGCCGAGTATCTCGACGCCGCCGCCCAAGCCATGCTCGCCGTGAACGACTGTTGCGAGCCTCTCTGATGGAGGGCCCCGTCAAGTGCTGGGCGCTCCCCGATCCGTTCGCGGCTTTCGCTGATCGAGAGACCGCCCGGGGGGCTAGCCTCGACCATGAGGAGCCGGCTGAGGGGGTCTGGGTGCCGCTCGAGGAGTGGGCCCGACTGCAGGGCCAGGCCCGTGAGAACCGGGAAAAGCCTTGACGGATCCAGGCTGATATGCTTGGCTCGGCACGCCTGAGCTGAGCCCTGTTTCGCCAAACCATGCAGAAGACCGATAGAACGAGCACCGGCCAGTTCGTCAAGGGGCAAAGCGGGAACCCTGGGGGCCGCCCCAAGTTCTCGATCCGGCCCCTGATCCGCGAATACATGGAGGGCGCCGAGGAGCTCGCGCCCGGGGAGGTGCGCCAGCGGGCAGCCCTGCTGATCGAGAGGGCCTATCAGATCGCGCTCAACGCGGATCCTGGAGATTCGCTGCGCGCTATCCAGTGGCTTGTGGAGCAATCAGACGGAAAGCTGGCCCAGGCCGTCAACGTGGATGGACCTGGGGGCGGAGTCATCATCAGGATGACCGACGCGCCAACAGAGCCAGCCTCCGACAACTAGGGCGCGAGCCCGCAACGGGAGAGAACATGAGCGCAACAGTAGGGCTGGAGATCCCGCACGACGAGATCCCGGGCAAGGCGAGACGGCAGATGATCGAGTTTGCCGAGCAAGGCGGCGGTGTGAGCCTGGAGGCTTACCGCGACGTGGTTCGGCATCGGGACTCACTCATCGAAGAGATCGATGACGCGTTGCAGGGCGTCGACAGCCTGCAAGGGATCGAGGGGGTCCGGCGGCTCATCGAGGGCTTTGAGGCAACGCGGCTCAAACTCATCAAGGAGATCGAGGGCCTGCGCAAGGAGTACAACCGAGCCAAGCTGCGGCTCGACCAGACCCTGAGCCCGGAGCGTGGCGTGGACAAGCCGATCACGATGGCGGCTGTGGTGCGGTTGGCCGAGGAGACCGCTATCCGGCAGGCGCTCGCGTCGACCGACACAGCCCAAGCTGCCGCCGCTGCGCTGGAGATCGGGAGCACGACCCTCTATCGCAAGATGGAGGAGTACGGCATTCCGAGTGGGGTGGATAGGTGAGCAAGCGCAACCCCGCCCTAGCCGCCCTGGCAGCCGCCAGGAGGGACTCCCCGCCCGTCAAGAGCCGCAGGTCCGTTCTCGACCGCGATGACGTGAACGAGCTGCTGGAGGACTGGATGAAGGCGAAGGCTAAGGGCGCTGCCCAGGGCGAATCCTTCGCCTGGATGGCGGACAAGGTGCTGCCCAAGCTCAAGGTCAAGACCACGGCCGGCAACCTGCGGCTGTACTGCCGGGGGCGGTGGCCGGACCTTTACGAGCGGGTGGCGGGGTGACCGGCAAGCGATCGAAGAGGGCTCTGGCGGACGCTCGCAAGGAGACCGGGGTCGAGAGGAGCCAGCGCGAGATCGACCCTGCCAAGATCAAGCGCAAGCTGCGGGGCGAGGGCTCATCCGTGCTGGAGCTGTGCGATATCTTCGACGCAACGCCCAGCCGGGTCCGCGAGTCTCTGCGGCAGCTAAGAGAGCGCGGGGTGATGCTCGGTCGCAATGGTGACCACTTCTTCCTCTCCAGCGTGCCTAAGGGCCCGAGCCCTCACGTCCTTGAGTCTACCCCCGATGGCTTCTACCGGGTCGGGCTGATCTCAGACACGCACCTGGGCTCCACGGCCTGCCGGTACGACGTGCTGGAGGATGCCTACGACTGGTTCGCAGCCGAGGGCATCACGCACGTCTACGGGGCCGGCAACTGGATCGAGGGCATCGACAAGGGCCGCATCGGCTACGCGGAGCTCGAGCCGGGCTGTGCGACGTGGGACGGCCAGATGCGCAACTTCCTGGAGCGATACCCCCAGCGCGACGGCGTGACCTCGTACTGGGTTTCGGGCGCCGACCATGAAGGGTGGCTCCAGAAGAAGGAGGGCATCGACGTGGGGCGCTGGATGGAGGACTCGGCCAAGCAAGCGGGGCGCGAGGATCTGGTGAGCCTTGGCTACGCCCAGGCGTTCATCCGCCTCCAGCGCCACGGGAAGCCGCGCAGCTCAGCGAAGATGCTGATTCAGCACCCAGGCGGCGGCTCGTCTTACGCCTACTCCTACGCGCCCCAGAAGCGAATCGAATCCGCGCAGCCTGGCGAGAAGCCCGCCGTTTGGGTCTTTGGGCACTGGCACAAGTCGGGCTACTTCAACGCTCGTGGAGTCCACGCGATCCTGTGCCCGAGCACGAAGGATCAGGACGTGTTCCACATGCAGAAGGGGCTCGACAGCCACGTTGGCTGCATCATCCTGGAGATGCGCCAGGACGAGCGCGGGGCGATCTATGAGGTCACCCCCCGGATTCGTCGGCACTTCGACAGGGGCTACTACAATCACCAGTACGAGCTGCCCAGTGGGGCGAAGAAGGAGCGGGCGTGAGGGCTCGGAGGGTGGCCACGCTGGAGGCTTGGGCGCTGGCGCGGCTCAAGAATAGGATCATCCTCGACGAGGCTGCGGCCGCCGTCGAGCGAGCCGAGACAGCTAGAGAGGGCGAGGGCGCCGAGGGGGACCTCACGTGGGAGGTCGAGCCAGGCGGGACTGTCGCGTACTACATGGACGACGACGACGAGGACGAGGGCGAGTCGTGACCAACCCCGAACCCTTCTGCCGATTCTGCGGCCGGGCCGGCGTCGACCTCACGCGGACCTCTGAGCTGGGCGCTGATCGGGTGGAGTGGGAGTGCTCGAAGCGGGACTGGGTGTGCCTAGGCGCTGAGAGTTCGCTACGGGCCGCTCTAGACAGCCTTGGCGCCGCCCTAAGCCCTGAGCCCCGGCCCGGCTCCTGGGCGGAGTGGCGTCGGTACAGGCCATGACCCTCCGCGCCATGCTCCGCACCCTGCGCTCCGAGGCGGCCCCCGTGCTGCCCGTGACGGTGCGCCGGGAAGACCTCAAGCGGGGCAGGCTCTACGGCTACTGCCGGCTTTCCAGCGACAGGAGCCGCTTCCACATCGGCCTAGCAGCGGACCTCACCGGGGACCGGCTGGCCGAGTACCTGTGCCACGAATGGGCGCACGCGATGGCCTGGACCGAAGGGCGGCAGGTCGAAGAACACGACGGGCAATGGGGAGCGGCGTACGCGCGCTGTTACTCCCTGATCTTCAAACCGGATGAGAGGGCGTGATGATCGAGTATTGGATGGTGGATGGGTTCGCGGTGGCTTCTATCGTAATCGCCGTGATGTTGGGCGTGGCTTTGATCCTTGGGTGGATATCCGTGCTCGTCGAGTGGGACGCCAAGCCGTGCGCTGTGGCTGCGATGCTGGCCGCGACCGCGCTTGAGGCTGGACTCATCCTGGCAGCTTGCTTCGCTGTCAAATACGTGGAGCACCACGCCCCCGCCGAGCCGGCCGCTGCCGTCATCGAGGCCGACCAATGAACTGGACCGGAACGACCTACTGGCCCGAAGCCGACAAGGGGCAGCCCCTATGGGCCGTGATCCCAGCGCCCGCGAGCGAGGAGCCTCTCTCCATCGAAGTCGAGGGCCTCGAGCGGCTCCAGGTCGAGCCGTGGAAGCGGACGGCGGACGGGAGGATCCACAGCTACCGGATCTGCGGCATCGACACGGGCGAGGTCATCGGAGACCGCGAGGTCACGGTGTCGACCGATGGCCCCAAGCCGCCCCCGCTCAAGGCCGTTCCGCACGCCGACATCGGACAGCTCTTGTTCGGCCTCAGGCTGCGCACCGAAGGCGTCGACCACACCGAGACGCGCCAGGTCTTCGCGGCGGGCGGGAAGCAGCTGGCATGGGGCCCGTCCGAGATCGCCTACCAGTGGTCGGGCAAGCTGCTGGCGGACGACAAGCTGGGGACCGCGAACTACACCGCGATCGCGACGACGTGGCATAACGCGCCCTTCGTGCAGCTCGATCTCCTGATCCACAACGCCAACTGGCGGGAGATGAAGGGGGATTTCTGGTTCCGCGCGCTGGGCCTGGAGGTTCCCGACGGGTGGGAGGCGTCCGCAGAGGCCCTCTACGATGGCGCCCCGCAACTCGCCCACGTCCTGCCGATGCAGCAGGGCAAGATGTTCCGGCTGATGCTGTGGAGCGATTCGCTGGAGTCGCCGCCCGTCCTCTACGCCGGCCAGCTCGACGCCGACCCCGAAGGCATCTCCTGGGCCAACCCGTTCTGCCGTGGGTATCTGCCGCAGGGGGTCCCGGTGGACTGGCCCGGTAGCAGCTTCGACGAGGGGGACCTTCCCCCTGGGTTCGGTGCGTACGCTCCGACCGATGGCACCTACGGCGCTATGGGAAGCTCCGAGGGGGTGGAGCCCTACGGATACGTGGGGGCGGCGCTCTGGGGCGAGACTGGGTCACTGGAGGAGCTCCAGTCGAGCATCCTCGACCGCCAGCCTTCCCTGCTGATCGACCACACGGGGAAGTTCATCAACTGCGTCGAGTACGCCGAGGACGGCTGGCTCCCGTGGAACTTCTACATCAACCCGATGGGGCGCGGGGTGCAGTCCCCCGGCATCGCCAACGGGTCGCAGTCCTGGCACTACAGCGGCGACCCGTTCGGGTTCGGCGACCCGAAGCAGCCGGGGCAAGCCTACGCCAACAAGAACGGCCTGGTGTGCCCGTACCTGGCTCCGCTGTTGAGCTACGGGGCCTACGATCGCCAGCACTTCATGCGGGCCTTGCGCGCGACCCTGCCGCTGGCCTACATCTGCGGGGATCGGATGTCGGTCTACCTGCTCCAGGAGCACGCATGTTCCGCTCGAGCGGAGTTCTGGGAAGGCGAGGGCGACCAGTGGAAGGCCCGCGTGGGCTTCTACGCCAAGCAGGTCGGCCAGCACCCGAATCAGGGCGTGGCGCTCGGTCGCGAGGATGCCTGGGCCCTCCAGACCGTCATGGCCGCTTGTGAGCTGTCGCCGGCTGGCTTTCACAATCAGTTCAACGGGTGGCTGCGCGACTACGGGGAGGCCATCTACACAGGCCAGGCTCCTCACGGCCTCGTCCAGGCGCTCGACAACGGCAAGGAGCTGGATACGTGGGCGGGCGCCTACGCCGTATGTCAGGGCTACCAGGAGGACATGCTGGCGAAGGCATCGGCGGGCCTCTGGGCTCACTGGGGCCTCCAGATTCCGGGCGGGACGATCCTGGAACAGTGCCGCGCCATCCGCGACATGCACGGGGCCAATCCCAACTACAAGGTGCCGACCCGCGTCATGCAATGGGGCGAGGTGCTGAACAAGTCGGACGCCGCCGAGCTCGCGGACGACTCGCAGCAGATTGCGGAGTTCGTGCCGAGCCTGATCGTCACGGCGCTGATGCAGTACGCCAACGACGAGGGCGAGCGCGGGTGGCTTCTGGAGTGGCTCGCCCAGGTCCTCGGCGTGGACTCAGTGGCTGCACTACGGGACTGGGAGCCGAGCGATAACCAGAGTGATCGCATGTTCGCCAGCGTGCCGCCCGCGATTGCGTGGCTGGACATGGCGGGGGTGCTGGAATGATCGGTTTCATTCAAGCCACGCGAAAGCGCGCCGAGGGGAATCGCGCGCGGTTAGCTGCCCGGGTGTGCCTGCGCTGCGCCGCAGAGCACTCGGTCCCGCTGCGTAAGCTGGGCCCGCTCGATGCGCCGCTGCGGTCCTACTGCCAAGCCTGCGTCCGATCTGGCGATACGTACATGACGGCACGATGCGCGAGAAGGCGCCGCGAGGAGGACCTTCAGCGCAAGCAACTGGAGGCCCGGATTGTCTGGCTGGACGTGTAATGACGCCCGCCCCCCAAGTCGACCGCGTAGGCGAGAAGGCCCGCCCCGAGGCTCTGAATCCGTTGCGGGAGGTGTCCGCAATCGTGTTCTGGACCCTGGTGGCGATCTCGACCATGGGGATCGTGCTGGCGAGGCTCGCAGGCTAGATGCCCGGCCCGAAGTCTCAACTAGACGAGTGGCCGCACCTAGCCGAGCGGCTGGAGTTGCTCATGGCCCAGCGGATCAAGCGGCGCAAGTCTGGCCTGTCCGAGCTGACGTGGGCCGTGATCTTCCGGCGCATGGGGGATAGCGGCTGCACGTTGAGCGCGCGGGAGATTCGTAGGCAGGCCGAGCGGAGGTTTCCGGGGTTGTACTGGGAGGCTGGGATATGACATTCGAGATCATCGTCGGCGACGTTTCCGAAGTGCTCCCCACGCTGGAGCCGGAGAGCTTCGACGCGACCCTCTGCGATCCGCCTTACGGCTTGTCGTTCATGGGGAAGGCTTGGGACCACGGCGTCCCCGCCGAGCCGGTCTGGCGCGAGGTGCTGCGCGCGCTTCGACCCGGCGCGCACCTGATCGCATTCGGCGGCACCCGCACGTTCCACCGGCTCACCTGCGCGATCGAGGATGCCGACTTCGCGATTCGGGACTGTCTCGCATGGATGTATGGGTCGGGGTTCCCGAAGTCGCTGGACGTCTCAAAGGCGATCGACAAGGCGGCGGGGGTGGAGTTTACGCCGCGTCCCGCCGAGGGCGTCGGGTTCATGCGCCCAGATGGTCGAGGCGGCTATAACCCGACGCTAAACCGACTTGACCGAAGCGGGGAGACGACCGAGGCCGCCCACCGCTTCAACGGCTACGGCACCGCGCTAAAGCCCGCCTGGGAGCCCGCAATCCTCGCGATGAAGCCCACCGATGGCACCTTCGCGAACAACGCCACCGAGCATGGGGTGGCGGGGGTCAACGTGGACGGGGGGCGGATCGACATAGCCGACGGGGACTCGTCGGGATTCTGGAATCAGGCGAAGGCCGGAAACCCCTCGAACGGACTTCTCGCATACCGTGAAGGGTGCGAGGCCCAGGGCTACGACCGGATCCGGAAACGGCCGGAAGCGTCCGGGGCTATCCCCTCCGGCCGCTGGCCCGCAAACGTCCTGCTAGACCCCGAGGCGGCGGCGATGCTGGACGAGCAGAGTGGGGAGCTGAACGGCCGCGTCGGTATGAAGCAGCACGATAGCGGCCTCGGGAGCGCGAGCCTCGGCCGGTTTCGTCGGACGGATAGGTCGGTCGGGAGCGGCGGGGAACCCGACTCCGGCGGCGCCTCCCGCTTCTTCTACACCGCCAAGGCCAGCACCCGCGAGCGCAACGCCGGGATGCCCGAGGGCGAGACCTGCGGCCACCCGACGCTTAAGCCGGTGCGCCTGATCGAATACCTGGCGAAGCTGCTACTCCCGCCCCCGCGCGAGGACGGCAAGCCCCGCCGAATCCTCGTCCCGTTCTCCGGCGCAGGGTCGGAGGTCGCGGGCGCACTCCGCGCCGGCTGGGACGAGGTGGTCGGGGTCGAGCTGTCCGAGGAGTGCGCAGGCTGGGCGCGGAAGCGGGTTCCGGCGCTGGTGGAGATGCAGTTCAAGGAGCCCCGGCGAAAAGCTGCGGCCGAAGAGGCTGCACTAGGGGACGAAACGCCGCCACTTCCGTTTGACTGACCCCACCGTCATCGACGTTCAACTGCTGGCGAAGCAACGCCAGTTCATCGAAGCCACCGAGCGCGAGGTCGGCTACTCAGGCGCCTATGGGGCAGGCAAGACCAGGGCGCTTTGCCTCAAGGCCTTGACGCGCGCTGTAGTCCCCGGAGCCCGCGAGGCCCTGGTCCGCAAGCACCTGGTCAGCCTCAAGCGCACGACGCTCAAGACGCTGCTCGAGACCGAGGGTGGCCTGCCTCCCGTGCTGCCACCCGGTTCGTACTCACATAATAAACAAGAGTGCTCTATCCGCATCAACGGCGGCGGGGAGATCATCTACTTCGGCATGGACGACCCGGACAAAATCGGGTCCGTTAACGTGTCGGGGGTCGGCATCGATGAGGTGGTCGAGCTCGCCGAGGCCGATTACACCCAGCTCCGGGGCCGCATCCGTCTCCAGGCCGGCATCCCGAATCAAATCTACTGGGCCTGCAACCCCGGCCCCCCGTCGCATTTCATCGCGCGCCGATTCGGCCTGGCCCGTGGGGCTCAGCTCAAGGCCGGTTGCCTGGCGATCGAGACGCGGACGGATGAGAACACCTTTCTTCCGCCCGACTACGTGGCGGACGTGTCCACGCTGGAGGGGGTTGCCCGGGAGCGATTCTTCCTCGGCAAGTGGGTCGGTGGCGAGGGCCTGGTCTACGACAAGTGGGACCGGAACGTCCACCTGGTCGACCAGCCCGGGAAGACCTTCGGCCGCTGGCTGATCTTCGTGGACGACGGGTATACCAACCCGTTCGCGGCGTCGAAGTGGGGCGTGGACGGGGACGGTCGGATCCACTGCGTCGGCGAGGTGTATGAGCGAGGGCTGATCGAGGCCCGCAAGCTCGAGCACCTTAAGCGCCTGGCTGGTGACGACCCGATCGAGTCGTGGATAGTTGACCCGGCCGCTGCCGACCTCAAGGGGGCCATGCGTAATGAGCAGATGTTCGTCCCCGACGAGGTAGACAAGAACGTTTTCGACGGCATTCAGGGCGTCCAGAAGCGCCTGGCCGTGCAGGGGGACGGCCTGCCGCGCCTGACCGTGTCCCCAGAGTGCCCCAACGTAGCGGCCGAGTTCGAGACCTACGAATGGCGCAAGATGCCTGGGCACGGCAAGAGCGAGGACGCCCCGAGGATCGATGAGCCTAAGAAGGAATCGGACCACCATATGGACGCGATCCGGTACGGGGTCCGGTTCCTGGACAATGCGCCGGCTCTACCACGTTTCTGAGACATGGGCGGAGTTTTCTCGGAAAAGTCTGGCACACACAGGCTGCGCTGTGGTACACGGGGCCCGCTAAGGCCGCCCCGGCGCGCGGGCCCGCCCCCTTTGGGTAGCCGTCCGGGGTCACCTTAGCGCCCATTCTTGACTGCCCCGTTCAGCCGTTCAGGTCAAAACGGCGCCGGTAAGGCGCGGTCTTGGGGCATCCCGACCGACATGCTGGGCGGGTTATCGTCAGGCACGTTTGCGCAGCTATTCAGCCGCGCAGGCCTGGCGGATGACGAGGAACTGACCGACCCGTTCCTCCAGCACTGGGCCATCTACGCTTGCGTGAAGGCTCGAGCCCGGGCGATCTCCAGCGCTCCCTTCAAGCTGTGGGCGAGCGCGGCGGATGACGCCCCCGAGATCACCTCCGGGCCGCTCGTCGACCTGTTCAACCGCCCGCATCCGATGATGGATGGCGCCCGTACGTGGGCCCTCACGTCCGTCTACATGGACTTGAGCGGGGAAGCGTACTGGCTGCTGGACAAGAGCCGGACCAATCCGGGCCCGATGCGTGGCTCCCCTGCCGGGTCGATGGAAGCCACGATCGGCGTCCCCGCGACCGCGACCGTAGTCCCAGGCAACCGCGTCCAGGTCCAGTGGGATCGACGCACGGGGCTGCCCGAGTCCTTTGACTACAAGCCAGCCAACGGCGACCCGATCAGCTACCCGCCCGAGTCGGTGGTCTCGTTCGTGGACCTATCGTCGGCCGGCAACCCGCTACGGGGCACGGGCGCTGCTGAGGCCCTGGCTCGCCGGCTGGAGGTCGACTTCAAGGCCGAGAAGCTGGAGATGGCCGCCGCCGACAATGGCGGCTTCCCGTCCGCGATCGTCTCGTCTGAGATGCCGCTTACCGAAGCGCAGCTGGACCAGCTCGAGTCGCGGATGGAGCGCAGGTTCAACAACCCCGGCAAGAACAACGCGCCCGCCGTCCTGCCCTACGGGTTCGCCATGCAGAACCCGGGCTGGTCGCCGCAGGATATGGCCTTCCCCGAGGCTCGGGACTGGTCCCTTACGGCGATCATGGCCTGTTTCGGCGTCACGAAGCCGATTCTGGGGATCACAGACGACGTGAACCGCGCCAACGCGCGCGAGGCCAAAGCGGTGTTCTGGGAGGACGTGATTGTCCCTGCTCAGCGCGATCTGGCGAAGACGATCGACGAACGGCTGCTGTCCAGGCTGCGAGAGGCCACGGTCCCGCCTGGCGCCACGTCTAGCTTTGATGTCTCGCAGGTCGAGGCCCTTGGCGACACGCTCGGGGAGAAGATCGAGCGGTTCAAGATGCTCCGCGAGCTCGGCATCAAGCCCGAGAAGGCTGCGGAGTTGTCGAACTGGGAAGTGGACCTCTCTGACGACGACTTCGAGGAGCCGGAGCCGATCACGGTCATGGCCCCGCAACCGCCCACGGAAGGGCCCCAGGAGCCGCAGAAGGGCTTAGGCGCCCAGAATCGGGCGATGGCTCAGGCGCCGCAGACAGCGGAAGCCCGGGACGCCTACGCGCGCGCCTACGCCGACTGGTTCGGAGTTCGCGAACAGCGGATCGAGTCTCGCGCCCTGCTGGTGCAGCGGGGGTTCCTGGACGCCGTAGAGGCCAAGCTGTCCAACGCCGTGCGCCGGGCCGCCAAGGTCCGCAAGCCGGAAGCGCAAGCCAAGGCCGGCGATGCCGAATCGGACGCCCTGCGCGAAGAGTTGGCGATCCTGCTAATCCCGTCGCTGGAGAAGTGGGCCGAGACGTTCGCGGCCGAGGTTGGGCCAGAGCTCGCCAAGACCTACTTCGAGGCCGTGGCGAATATGGCCTCCGAGCTGGGCGTCTCGCGCCTAGTCCCCGAGACCGACATCAACGCCGTTGCGTTCCTGACGAACAAGCAGATCCAGCTCGCTGAGGGGGTCATGTCGACGCTGGCTGAGGAGGTCAAGCGGACGATGGCCCGGACCATCTTGGCGGGCGGCGACTTCACGCTGAACTCTCTGGCCGTCCAGATCGAGCAGCGCATGGAGGAACTGATCGCCCAGGTGCAGATCATGCGCGACAGGCTCCCAGAGCGCGCCCAGCGCATCGCGCGGACGGAATCGACATCTGTGTCAAACGCTGCACGCGTGGCCGAGATGAAGCTCGGTGGCATCGCCGAGCACATGTGGATTCACCCCGATGGCGGCACCGGCGACCACCGCCAGGAGCACATCGACATGGGCGGAACGACCGTCCCCATCGGCCAGGAGTTCGGCCACGGCCTGCGCTACCCGGGCGACCCCCAAGCGGGCGCCAGCCAGGTCGTGAACTGCCATTGCACAACCGCCCCCGTGTCGCCGTTCTTCGACGACTTGATCGACGAGGTAGAGGACTGATGGACGCACGCCTGATCCGCCAAATCGCCGCAGGGATTGCGTCGAATCACGACCTCAGCGCCGCTGGGGCAGAAGCCGTTATCCAAGCCAAGTGCGCCCCAGGCCCGAAGCGTCGATCGACTGCCGACGAGGCCGTCCCCGGCGAAGGCCGGACGGTCCGTTACGTCTGGTCCACCGAGCGCGTGGACCGCATGGGCGACATCGTGCGGCAGAACTGGGACCTCGGCAGCTTCTCTAGGGCCCCGGTTTCGCTCTGGGGCCACGACCATGACCGCGTGATCGGCCGAGCACTCGACTTCGGCGTCGAGATGGGCTCGCGGAAAGCCTTGGTGGGCACGATCGAGTTCGCCCCCGAGGGAATCGACAAGTTCATCGACAGCCGATACAAGCTCGCCGCAGCCGGGTTCCTCAAGTCAACGTCGGTCGGCTTTCTGCCGCACACCACGGACCCCGTGCGGGACGCGGATAAGCGCAAGGAGCTGGGACTCGGCGATTACGGCGTCGTCTTCGAGCGGAACGAGCTGCTGGAGATCAGCGTGGTGGGGGTCGGGGCGAACCCGGACGCCACGGAGCTAAACATGGGCGAGGCGGTCCAGCGCGGGATTCTCTCGGCTGACGAGGCCGAGGTATTCATGCGCGGAGAAACGCAGCTCACAGAGCGCGACTGGTTCTCACGGCTCGAGCGGATGGCGCCCCAGTCGGCTGCCCCGGACTTCGACGCGATCACGACCGAACTGGCTGCGCTGCGGGACACGATCCGCGAGCTCGCCGCCCACATCAAGAACACCGACCCCAACGGGGATGCACCTTCCGAGCCGGTAGCCCCGGCTAGCAAGGGCTCCGGCCGGCGCGGGTGGGACTACTCAACCCTCCTCGCGGACCTGGGCAAGCAGCTCGGGTAAGCGACACCCCGACCGAAGCAAGGAACCCACTGTGCAATACGAAGAAGCACTCAAGAACGCCGTCAAGGAGTTCAAGGAAAGCCAGGCAATCGCCCTGGCCGAGCGCGACGCCGCCCATGGCGAAGAGCGCGCGAAGCTGACCGAGCAAGTCGAGCGACTCGGCACCAAGATCGAGGCGCTGGAGAAGGCGGCCGAAGATCACGTCAAGTCCATCAGCCTCCCCGGCGTCGAGTACGACGCGGACGGCACCAAGGAGAAGCAAGCGTTCTCCATCTTCCGCGCCATGCAGCTCGCTGCGGCGCAGACCGCGCCCGACAAGTTCGGCCGCTTCTCCACCGCCAAGTCGCACGGATACGAGCGCGAGGTGATGGAGCAGGCCGAGAAGCGCGGCATGGAGATGCCTGGCGAGCAGCGGACCTACAACGTCGGCACCGACCAGGCAGGCGGCGTGTTCGTGCCGATGGAGGTTATGTTCGACAGCGTGATCCCGCAGCTGGAGGCCCAGTCGGTCATCCGCCGCGCGGGCGCCACGTCGATCAGCGGTCTCCGGGGCAACCTGTCCTGGATCGTCGAAGAGGGCGGCTCGGTCGCGTACTACGTCGACACCGAAGCCGAAGAGTCTGTCACGGAGTCGGTCGAGACGTTCAGCACCCTGAACGCTCAGCCGCACACCATGGCGGCCATGCAGAAGTTCAGCCACAAGCAGCTTCTCCAGTCGGCGGTTGCGATCGAGCCCTGGGCCCGTGGTCGCATCGCAACGAAGTTCGCCCTGCGCGAAGACCTGACCGCCCTGACCGGAACTGGCACCGCCTCGCAGCCGCGCGGCCTGCTGAACGTGACCGGCTTGTCGACGGTCGACTTCGAGACCCCGACCGGCGTCTACTCCGGCGCCACGCAGACCCTTTCAGGTGATGCCACCGAGATGGTCTACACCCTCAAGAACGCCAACGCCTACGACCCGGCCGGCAAGTATGCCTGGGTTGCGCAGCCGGAGGTCGGCGAGAAGCTGTCCAAGGCTCTGGACGCTGACGGCCGCCGCCTGTTCCTCGACAACGACCAGGCGAGCCTGGATCGCTGGATGGGCTACTCGTTCCTCGACTCGACCCAGTTCGACTCGGGCTCGACCACGGACGCCCGCCTGATCTTCGGCGACTGGTCGAAGCTGCTTCTGCTCCAGTGGGGCGCCATGCGCATCCAGGCCGTGCAGGAAGGCGACGACGCCAAGAAGCTCCGCATGTCGATCATCGGGTCGATGGACCACGACGTTCTCTGCACGCGGATCGAAGCCTTCGCCCTCGCGTCCAACTTCGACCTCGACGGCTGATCGGAGGCCATCACCATGCAAACCACCCCCAGTCTTCACTTCAAGCCCGTCTTCGCCATCGGGGCGATCGATGCAACGTCCACCCAGACGAGCGCAGCGATCGACTCCCGGGGCTTCGACTACGCCCTCCTCCTCGTCAACCTCGGCGTCTTGGACACTACGGCCACCCTGGTCGTCAAGGTCCAAGAGTGCGACACCTCTGGCGGCACCTACACCGACATCACCAGCGCGACGTTCACCGTGGACGTGGACGCCGATGACGCTTCGGTGGCTGCCGGTCAGATCCGTCTGCACGGCCGCGAGCGGTACCTCAAGGTCGTTGGCACCTACGGCGGCTCGGCATCGGTCGCGTTCTCTGCGACGCTGGTCCTGACCGGCGCCCAGTACACAGCCGACGACGCCTCCCCGACGATGGAGTTCTCCGTCTGATGAAGTCCCCGGAACGGTTGCTCGATCACAAAGGCATGTTTCCGCCCCTGGTCTACGCAGGGACGAACAACAGCGCCGCGAAAGATACGAAGTCCGCGCGCTACCTGGTGATCCTGCCCTACACGGGCGCAATCACGGCAGCGACGGGCGTGCTTACCCTCGAGGAGTCCGCTACGGGCGCCTTCGCTGGTGAGGAGTCGACCGTTTCGGGGGCCTCCCACACCATCACAGCCCAGAACACAGCCCAAGCCCCTGGCCTTATTAGGCTGCACGGGCGCGAGCGGTATATCCGGGGGGTGCTGGTGGTCGCCGGGACCAGCTTCATCATCGGGGTTTCGTACGTCCTGTTCGACCACGAATACGACGACGACTTCTCGAACACCTTCGAGTACACGGTCTAGGCCATTCGCCCCCTAGCGGGTTCGCCCGCCCTCTCTCCCACCGCCCGCTGGGGGGCACCTTCCGCCATGCACATCCGCTACCGAGTCAAGCCCGGCTGCACATTCCTGATCCACGGCCACGTTGCCGGTCGTGCGGGGGATGTCGTGGAGGTTGACATGGCTGCGGAGGGAAGCGCGGAGCTCGTCGAGAGCCAGGTCGAGAAGCTGGACGCGATCGGCCCCGTGGTCGACGACCGAGAGGGCCGATATAAGAATCGCGAGATGCGGGGGTCTGACCGATGACGCTGCTGGACCTCACGACTCGAGCCAAGGTCAAGGAGCGCCTGGAGATCGAGAGCACGGACGGCGATCTCGACTCGCTGATCGAGCAGATTATTACGGCTGTCTCGTTGGCGGTGGAGCGGTACTGCGATCGAGAGTTCTACTCCGAATCGCGGACCGAGTATCACCACGTCGACACCCGGGACCAGGCTGTCTCTCTGCGCGCATACCCGATCACGTCCATCGCGTCGATCAAGAACGATGCGGACTGGGACTGGTCCAACGTGACCGCCGAGACCACGACCAACTACGATCACGACGATGAGTCGGGGCTGGTCTACTTCCTGGTGAACCTCGAGAAGGGCCGGCGAGCTCTCCAGGTCGTCTACACGGGCGGTATCGAGACCGCTGCCGCCGATGTGGTGAGCAACTACCCCGACCTGGCGGACGCAGTTACGACGCAGGCAGCCTACGAGGTCAAGCGGCGGGACGCTCAGGGCGCCTGGTCGGTCAACCTATCGCAAGGCGGCGGGGTCATGAACACGGACGCCCTCCGGCTTTTGCCTGGCGTCAAGGAACGGCTTGCGTCGTATCGGCGGATCGTCTGATGTTGACGGTCAAGCTGGACACGGCCGCCTTCGAGCGGCTCATCAAGCAGCGTATGCGGATCATGCCCGAGATCGGGCGGGCTGCTGTGGACCAGGTGGCGCAGATGCACCGCAAGCAGGTGCAAGCTGGCTTCAAGGGATACAGCGGCGACCCGAACACGGGGCGCAAGCTCCAGAACCGATCGGGGGCCCTGGCGCAGCGCCTCGCGGTCCGCCCTGCGGCCACCTACCCCGGCGACATCCGCGCCGACAGCTACGTGGCCGGCCCTCTGGCGTATGCCAAGATCCAGGAGTTCGGTGGGGTCGTCAGGCCGAAGAAGGGGAAGTACCTGACAATCCCCCTGCCCGACGCGCGCACGTCCAACGGCGTGACTCGGAACTCAGCCCGGCTCGTCAAGCGCGGACGCGAGTGGCACACAGCCCAGGTCGTCCCAGGCGCATCAGGCACGAAGACCCACATTCGCGGCAAGGCCATCGGTGTGGACGCGCGTGGCGGCGACTTCATGCCGCTCTATGCGCTCAAGAAGTCGGTCAAGATCCCGGCCCGCCTGCGCTTCATGGACACGTTCAAGGAGCAGAAGGCCAAGCGGCGCAAGGTCTACGCCCGCGTCGTCAAGGCTTTCGCGGAAGGGCGGGGCCTCTAGTGGCGACCTTCTCCATCGACCCCGAACAGGTCGACCCGATGCACGCCAGATCCGTGCTTGCCAGCGACGCCTCGAGCGGCTTCGTGAGCGGCCGGCAGACGAACACGGCTGTCAGCTCCGCGAGCAGCCAGGCCGAGCTCCAGTCGTGGGAACTGTCCTGGGAGTACGCCAGCGCGTCCGACTGGTCGACGGTCGAGGGCTACTGGAACAGCACCAAGGGCGGGGCCCAGTCGATGACGTGGACCCCCCCGGGCGGATCGTCGCTGACCGTCCGAATGACCGATTTCAGCGCCACTTCTAACGCGGAGGCCAGCGGGTATCGGATGCGCGTTGTCCTGGAGGAGATCCTTTGAGCCAAGTCTTCACGGTCGACGACACCTATCAGGATGTCGACTACACGTCCAGCTTCGTCACAGCCGACGCAAACGAGCGCGTGTCGATGTTCTACCCCGAGGGGTCGCCATCGGATTACGGCTGGTCTGGTAGCGTCTGGCCCTGCCTGACGTGGGTTGAGAACAGCGGTTTCTCTGACGGGTCGATCCCGACAGAGATCACGGGTCCGGCAAACACCCTGTGGCACTTCCTGGTTCGAGGGATCGCTGTAGCCTACGCCACTACGGTCCAGGTCGAGAACGAAGGCAGCGGCGGCCCCAACGGCGCTGGCGTGTTCCGCCCCCCTGGCGAGACCGACCCGAACTACGATCAGTGGTCGGACGGGGACTATCCCTGCACGCAGAAATCGTGCATCCACCTGATCCAGTACCTCAAGGACCAGGCAGCCTCTCTGCTGATCGATCCCGACATGATCTGCATGGGGGGGCGATCGGGCGGGTCGATGGGCCCGAGCTGGTGCGGCCTGGGGACTGACTGGAGCACCTATACGGGATCCAGCGGCCAGTTCCGAGCGGGGATCAGCACTCGACCGGCAGCCGTGATCTCGATGCAGTCGCACGCATGGATTCGGGCTTTCGTCACGTCGCAGGCGTTCAAGGTGCTGCCGAGCTCAAGTTCGCCCCTGACGAACTACGCGAACACGATCTCGGCGTCTCCGTCCTCGCCTGACGTGGCTAAGGAGACATCCTCGATGTACTTCGGTTTCGACGAAACGAAGTATCCCGGGGTTCAGGCCCTCAACGCCACGCAGCCGATCTACCTGTACTCGACGGACGACATCGGGGTTAACAAGTTCATCCTTGATGGCGACGACCTCCCGTTGCTCACGAACACGCTCGAGGACGACCATGATGGATGGTTCCTGGCCGTGCTCTGGCACAGGCTCCTGATCCTCGACGAGTCGTTCCACGCGCGCCGCTCGCGCATGATGTTTACGCAGGGGAAGGAGCCCTCGCAGGCGGCTGTTCCGTACGTGCGGAGTATGCCGAACATCCAGGACATATACGCCGATATGGCGGAATGGTTCCTGGGTATCGCGCAGTCGCAGCCTTACGACGAGCCCGTAAGCGAGAAGATCATCCGCAACGTCGAGACCACCCTGCTGGGGATCGACAAGGGGACGGGCTACTTCACCACGGTCCGCAGCGTTTCGCGCGATGACGTGGCGACCGTCGACACAAGCAAGGCCCCGCTGGCCGTAGTCCTCCCCACGTCAACCGACATGGACGGGGTGAGCGAGACGCTCACGTCCACGATTCGCCATGAGATGCGCTGCATGGTCGGGCTGGTTCTCAAGGACCGCTCGGATGCTGTGCGCGACATGGAGCGATTCATTCGTGACGCGACCGAGGCTCTCTACTCAGACCGGACCCGCGCGGGCCTGGCAACCAATACCGTCGTCCAGGGCGTGACCCGGACCTACCCTGAAGGCGATCAGTCGGCCGTGTATGTCGCATGGCTCGAGGTCGTTATCAACTTCCGCACCGAGGAGGCCGACCTTTCGGCGGCCGTCTAACCAATGGTCAAGCTGCACCACATTCGGCAACTCGCCGTAAAGTCCGAGACAACCTCCGGCGAGGGCGTGGCTGAAACCTCGTTCGCCGCTACCGATCTTGTCCGCGTCGCCGAGCTGACTCTCGATCAGCGCCCGAACGCTTACGAGCGTCCGCTGCACACGGGCGGCTTCGGCTACGTCCCGAGGCACTACGCCACGGGCACCTGCGAGCTGTCCTTCGTCGTCGAGATGGCGGGCAACTCCGACAACGCGGGGGGCACCTGGAGCAGCACGCCGAAGTTTGGAACGCTGCTCAAGGGCTGCGGCATGTTCCAGCGCGCCACCCTGGCGGTCGATCTGACGGGCGCGATCACTGGCGGCCCGTTCCAAGCCGGCGAGACGATCACGGGCGGCACGTCTGCGAACACCGCCGCGATTACGTCCGATGTCTACACGGGCGCCACTCAGATTTCCGTCCACACGATCTCGGGGGCGTTCACGTCTGGCGAGGAGTTGACCGGATCGACCTCGGGCGCAACCGTCGATGTCGGCGCCACCGAGCTGGGCGCAAACCAAAACGGCTACTTCTGGCGCCCGCTGACCGAGGAGACATCGAACCAGTCCATGACGATTCGCCTCTACAACGACGGCGATCTGATTACGGTCTACGGCGCTCGAGGAACGGTGGACGTGGACTGCCAGAGCCAGGACATCGGCAAACTTCGGTTCACGATTCAGGGCATCTACAGCTCCACGACCGCGACCGCGCTGCTCGACGACACGGCTACCGGGGCCTTCGATGACCTGACCCCGCCCGCATTTGTGAACGTTACGGCGACCCTCAACGACGGCACCACGTCGACCACACCGAAGTTTACCGAGCTGCAGCTGTCGCTCGGCAACAACGTTGCGATGCGCAAGAACGCCAACTCGGCTTCGGGCTGGCAGGCTGCCGTAATCGCCAACCGGACCCCATCGGGCCGGATCAACCCTGACGACCCGGGGGCGACCGCGCACGACTTCCGCGACGCAGTGAACGCCGGAACCCGCTTCCGCCTCGGCGCGAGCTGGGGAACGTCCGAGCACAACCGTTTCGAGATCAAGTGTCCCGCGATCGAGTTCGATTCGCTGGGCGACTCGGAACGGGACGAGGTGCAGAGCTTCGACGGCAACTTCCGCGTTACGCGGGGGTTCGAGTACGGGGCCGACGACAACAGCCCCTGCACCGATCAAGAACTTCTGATCTTCCACACCTGAGCTAGAGAGGGCTCAACCCATGGCGATTGCTCAAGACCCGAGCGAAACCTTCGAGTACGTGCTGCGCTGCGACCGTGGCCTCGTCGCGGATGTCCAAACTATTTGGACGTTGCGGGGGCTGCGGCACAAGGACCGTGTGGCCGTCGAGGATTCGGTCATGTCGACGAGTGGGGACGGTCAGTTCTCGTTTCGCACAGGCTCGCAGCGGACCACCATCCTGCTGCGGGGCATCGTGTCCGTGGCGAACTTCAAGGACTCCCGGGGCGTTCCGATCGTGGCTGAGAAGGCCAACAGGGACCGCATCCAGGAGTCGTTCCTAGATCACGTCCACCCCGACCACCAAACGGAGCTCGCCAACGTCATCGACAACGGCGGCCCGCTCGAGGAGCCGGAGTCGGCCGCAGTCGTAACCGAGTCGGACGGGGACTGATCCGGGCGGCGGTCCAACGGGCCTGGGGTGAAAAGCTCCCCGACTGCCGCCTATGCCAGAGGCCCGAGGGAAGCCAGTTCCGTGAACGATTCGGATGCACAGACGACGCCCCTGAGCCGGTCTTCTCGATCGGCTGCACCCGATGCCTCGGGGGGGACGCTTCGTGCGAAAAGTGCGGTGGGGATGGCGCGGTGCCCCGGTATCGGTGCCCCGGCTCCCTGCTGCGCTTCCAGTCCAACGTGGCCGCGTTCCTGGACAGCTACGCCCGATACGTCGAGCACGGCACGCTCCCGGCAGAGGGCGCGTGGGGCGACCAGTCGGCGAGCTGGGTTCACGCGGTACGGATCGCGGACGACGAGCGCGGGCGCATCGAGCGCAACCGCCAGGACGAGCGCGAGAAGGAGCGGCGGGCGGCTGAGGTCAAGGCCGAAGCCCAACGAAGGACCCAAGCCTATGGGAGCCGCCGCTAATGGCTGACACGAAGGAGGAGCTGCTGATCGTTGCCCGGTTGAAGGACCAGGTAACGCCCAACCTGAACAAGATTGACCGGGCCACCCACGTCTGGGGTCGCCGGATGCGCGTCATCTGGAACGGCCTGGCTGCGGGCGCTCGCAAGTTCTGGTCTGCCCTGACGAGCATCAAGACGCTCATGGCCGGCTTCATCGCCGCCGCTGCGATCGGGGGGATGCTCAACCTGGCGCGTGGGATGTCCGAGGCTGCGGCGGCGGCTGAGGAGTTGGACGCTCGGTTCTCCGTCTTGTTCGGTGAACGGACCGGAGAGGCGGCCGAGTTCGCGGACGCCCTGGCGACCGGCATCGGCCGTGGCCGCCAGCAGATGCGCGCCATGCTGGCCGAGTCGCGGACGTTCTTCGGGGCCATGCGCGGGCTGTCGGAAGACACGGCGGACCGCCTGGCCGAGAACGCCACCCAGTTCGCGCTGGACCTGGCGTCCTTCTACGACCAGGACGACCTGGAGACCCTGCGGCTGTTCCGATCGGCGCTCGTCGGCAACGCGGAAGCCCTGGACCGCTTCGGCGTCCGGGTCCTGGAATCCGACATCGCCACGAACGACTTCGTGGTCGCCCTCAAGGACTTGGGCGGCGAGATCGGCAACGACGAGAAGGCGCTCGCCCGGTTCGAGGAGATCACCAGCAAGCTTCAGTTTGCCATCGGCAACGCGGCGCGCGAGTCCGACAACTTCACCAGCCGCATGAAGTTCCTGCGGGGCTCCGTGGAGGATGTCCGCGTGGAGTTCGGCGCCAAGCTGAACAAGGCCATTGTGGACGGCCTGTCGGACGCTGGGGGCATCGAACGGCTCCAGGGCGTGCTCCGCGTCATGTTCGCGACGATCGCCGAGGGTGCGGGCGCTGCGGCGCGTGGTGCGCTCGAGGCCGGTAACCAGATCGCGACCTGGATCGAGCGGATGGGCGGGCCTGATGGGGTGATTGCATCCATCGGCGCGGCCGGCGAGGGCGCGACCAGCCGGGTCCGCCTCGGCGTGCTCGAGCTGAGCCTGGCCCTTGAGAGCGCCGGGGATGTCGTCGGGAAGCTGATGCGCGTGGGCGATCCGCTGGGGCTTCGGACCAAAGCTGCCGACATGGCCGGTGGGGCCTTGGTCGGGGGAGATGACCGGGCCGCACTCAAGGCCCAGATGCAGGCCGTTCAGGAGTTCCAGCAGGTGCTCGTCGATACGGTCAACCTCCAGCGGGAGTTCCGACTCGGCCAGGCCGATCCCGGCGCGGTCAACCCGCTGTCGGGGAACACGCGCGGCGCGGACGCCAAGGCGCTCATGGCCGCCACGGTCGCGGCGCTCGCCGAGGAGACGGACAAGCTCGAACAGCTCAAGGCCCGCCTGAGCCCGACCGTGGTCGAGATCGTCAAGCTCGAGATGGAGCTCGCGGGCGAGGGCACCGTGGGCGCCAAGCCCGCTGGCGGCCTCACAGGCAAGGCCCGCGACCAGGCCGATGCGCTCGACTACCTGTCCGCCAAGTGGGCCGAGTTCTCCGCGAACCTCTCGCAAGCCCAGCGCGAAACGCTGGAGGCCAAGAAGGGCGTTGAGGATGTCGGAGACGCCGCAGTCGAAGCCGGCGCCAAGTTCGACAGCGTGAAGCGCGGGGCGGTCCAGGGGCTCGTCTCCAGCCTGTTCGATGTCGGCCAGGGCGCGCGGTCCGCGAAGGATGCGCTGCTGTCCCTGCTCGCACTCACGGCCGAGCGAGCGGTCTCCACGTCCGTCCTGTCGGCCTTCGGCTTCGCAGACGGCGGCATCATCCCAGGCGGTCTCGGCAACGCCATGCCCGTCCACGGCTACGCCAACGGCGGCGCGGTCTTCAATAAGCCCCACGTGGCCGTCATCGGCGAGGGCCGCTACAACGAAGCTGCGGTCCCGCTCCCCGATGGGCGCAGGATTCCGGTCGACCTCGGCGGCACCGGCGGCGAGGGCGGCGGCTCCACGTCGGTCAACTTCACGGTGAACGCGGTCGACGCCGGATCCGTGCTCGACCTCCTGGCGAACCAGGGCGAGGGCCTTGCCGCGATCATCGCGCAGCAGTTCTCGGCCAGCCCGGTCTTCCGCGCGCAGATCAGCGGGGGCGGGCTGTCTTGACGCAGGTCTGGGATCGCACGGACGAGTTTGATACCAGCCCCAGCTTCGGCGATCGGGTGCTGGGCTATCTGCCCGTTGTGCCGTCCTCATCGTTCACCTACGGGCGCCTGTGCGACTTCGACGGCGATGGCGAACCCTACGCCAACGGACTGGACGGCGCGGCCCCAGACGCTCCCGTGGCGTTCGTGTGGCGCGAGCAGAGCCTGACGAGCCAAGAGGCGGAGCTGTGGAGCTACAACTCGGCGACGTTCCTGCCCTCAACGTCGATCACCACGGGCCGGTTCGGGGTCCTGGCCCGATGCCAGAACGGAACGCTGGCGGGGACCAGCTCGCAGAACATCCGGCTGGGGAGCGCGGACTGCTATGCATTCACGCTCGAGAGCGCCTATCCGTCGACCACGGTCACGTTCAAGGTGTCCCGGTTCAACTCAGGGACCGAGACGGTCCTACAGACTATCGGGTTCAGCGCAGCCGCCCCCCTGAACATCGACCTTGGCAAGCCCGTTGGGATGTTGATTCGCGTGGTCGACTCCGGTGGAAACCCGGTCATCACCAGCACGATCACGAACATCACCCTGGGGTCGGCCCAGTTTACGGGGGTCGTGCTGTTCACCCCGTACACGGACAGCTCGGGGTCCAAGCTGACCGGCGCGGGGTGGCCCGGCTTCATCTGCGGCCAGGATCGCAACGACATCAGTCTAGGCGGGCCGCTGACCGCCGACATCAAGCACAAGCTAGCCTCGTTCGAGGTCACGGACGGGTCGGGAACCATCCTGCACCGCGACGAGTGGCAGCGAGCGTTCCCCACGCTGTCGCTCCAGGGGACGGACGACTTCGGCCAGGCCGGGGCTTGCGTGCAGTCGGTCATGGTCGGTGACCTGTACGGCGCCAGCAGCTACGCGAACACCTTCCTGGAGGCGGGCACCAACACGACGGACGCCGCCGAGTACAACCCGGCCAGCGGCTCCCAGACGCTCAAGTATTGCCCCAGCCAGCGCGCAGCCGACGACAACTACCGCGCGGCCCCCGAGGTTGAGTTTGACTTCTCGGCCACGGGCTCCGGCGCCACGGCTATGGGCGTCATCGCCAGGGCGCAGGGCACGCACACGGGGACGACGGACTGGACCGGCGTCAAGGGCTACCTGTTGCTGCTCGAATACACGGGGTCGGCGTTCTCGCTCGAGCTGTACCGGCTCGAGGGCACGCAGGATGTCCTGCTGGCGAGCATGACTCCCAGCGTCGGCCTCGGCACCCAGACCACGCTGGGGCTCAAGTGCCAGCCGGTATCGAACACGTTCCTCTCTGGCCCCGTGGAGCTGACCGCGTACATCGGCGGCGTGCAGCAAACGCTGGTAATCGCCACGCCCAACCCGACAGGCGTCACAGTCGCGGGCGGCATCGTGACCGACTCCAGCACAAGCCGAATCCAGCAGGGATTCGGCGAGGCGCTTGCCTTCGATACCAGCTCGACCCGTCGAATCACGCTCTACACCTGGGACGAGGGCAGCTATGCGGCGGGCGTGCTCCCGCCCGAGGATCAGGCCAGCATCGTCTTCGCTGGCGAGGGCTCATCGGGAGCCACCCTGACGGTCAACCTCGCCAGCCCGATTCAGGTCGCTTCCGACTGGTACACGGCTCGCACGAAGTTTGACAGCGGGCATACCAAGGCCCGCGCCACGAAGTCGCAGGGCCGCAAGGTCTGGCCGAGCCTCCAGACCATCGCCCTGTCCACGTCCGAGCGTGACTCCCTGCTGGCCTTCTGGCGAGCTCGGGAGGGCGGCGTGGAGCCGTTCACCTGGACGAATCCGCAGGACGAGACGGCATACGTCGTCCGGTTCATGCCAGGGTCGTACCGCGAGGCCGAGCAGTTCCTAGGCGTCTGGACTGTCCAGTTCGGGCTGGAGGAAGTGCTCTAGTGGCGAACCCGTTCACCCCGGCGCAGCACGCCGAAGCAAACCAGACCGAGAGCCCGAACCCGTTCCTGTGGCTGTTCGAGGTCGAGGTCCCGACCGATCCGATCACGCGGGCGCGCGTGGCTGGCTTCGATACCGACGTCGCCTTCGGCACAGACAGCTCTGGCGACGACGTGACCTATTACGCGGGCGAGCTGTCCCTGTCGCAGATCCGCGAGGCTGGCGACGGGTCGACCCCCAAGCTAGGCGTGGGGCTGTCCAACGTCTCGCAGGAGTGGCAGGCGCTCCTGGAGGCCCACGCTGGCCTCGTCGGACAACCGGCGCGGCTGATGCTCGTCAACTACGGAACGCTCGAAGCCGGCGCTTACCTCCAATACGACTCCGAGGTTATCTCGGTTGAGTCCGACGCTCGTCGGGTCAATTTCGAGATGGGCAACTTCAACCTGACGAACCAGAAGGTGCCCGACACCCGCGCCATGCGGAACTTCTGCCGCTTCCGGTACAAGGGTCCGAGGTGCGGCTACACGGGCGCCACGGCCGACTGTGACAAGACTTTGAACGGAGCCAACGGCTGCACCGCGCATTCCAACTCCGACCGATTCGGCGGCTTCCCCGCGATCCCGAAGGTCGGAGGTATCTAGTGGCTGCGGTGCGCTACACGGACCTGATCGGCAAGCCTTTCGAGCACGGCGGCGAGGGCCCCGACTCGTACTCATGCCGAGGCGTTGCGCTGGAGATCCTGCGTCGCATGGGCAAGACCGTGGATTACAGGGCCTTCATCACGCCCAACGGCCGCGATGTCTGGGATGGCGTCGATGGCGCCCTGATGCCAGGCGATCTGATCGCCAGCCGGAACGAGAAGGGGCTCCACGTCGACATCGTTCTCGACCCGAAGCGCAAGTCGGCCATCACGTCATGCGAGGGCCTCGGGGTGTGCGTCCGCAACATCGACAGCATCGGCGGGCGGCTGGGGGTCTACAGGCTCAAGTGATTCGCTGTAGCTACACCTCCGACCCGTTCTCCGGGTGCGAGCCGCGTTCATGGTCGGTCGCCTGGTCTCCCTGCGTATCCGCGCGGTCCCTGCTGCCCGAAGAGGGAGGGGAGTGCGTTGCGTGCTGGCGGAATGGCGAGCTGGTCGAGGGGGACGACTGGGATCGGGAGTTGCTGAACATCGACCGGCTCCAGTTCGTCGAGGCCCCTGGAATCATCCCGGCCATCGGCTTCGCTCAGGCTGCGGTGTTTGGCGCCCAAGCCGCAGCCACTGCAGCGACCGTCGCATCCTTCGGCGCCCTCAAGCTGCTCGGCACGCTGGCCGCCAGCCTCGCCATCGGGAAGCTGCTCGGGCCCAAGGTCAAGCCGCTGACCCAAAGCGACCAGGACTCGGCCACCTACCGATTCGGCGGCATCACGTCGAACAAGAACGCCGAGGGCGCCCCGATCCCCGTTCTCTACGGCTCGCACGATGTCGGGGGATTGGAGATTGCCAAGTACACGGCGACGAGCGTTGACGGCACGGACCTCTGGGTCCTACTGCTGCTGTCTGACGGGCCGATCGAGAGCGTCGGTGGCCTTACGGCAGACGCCGACAACCTGACGAGCGAGAACGGCGATCTGCCTGAGGGCCTCCAGATCAATGGGCAGCCGGCTGGCAACTATGACGGGATTCGATGCTGGGTGCGCCTTGGAACCGAGGAGCAGACCGCCATCCCCGGCTTCGAGTCGTCCGTCGTTCAGTATGAGGTTGACCAGACGCTCCTGGAGTCGTTGAGCCCAGGCCCGGATAATGTTGAGTTGACCCCCGGCGTCTACGATCCGACCGACCCGACCGACCTGGCCGAGCTCGATAAGTGGGACACGGCGATCACGCACGACTTCGCCACAGAGATCGATGCGTTCGAGGCGCTGATTGACTTTCCTGGCGGGCTGTATGCGACCGGATCTGGCGCGGCGCTGGCGAACAACCAGGCTAAGTTCCAGGTCCGGTATCGGCAGCTCAACGGGGGCGGGACGCCGACAGGGGACTACATCGTCCTCCCGACAGAGACCACTGTCCAGAAGGCTGCATCCTCCCCCTTCACAGTCGCGTTCCGCCACGACACGATTGACTACACGGACTACGCGCCTCCCGTCCCGGGCCTCTACGCGACGATGGGGGCGAGCGCCTATGGGCAGATCGCGACCCCGACCGGCTTCGTCGCGAAGCAGAAATCGGAGGTCGAGGCCACGGTCATCGTCTGGGCCCGCAATAACAACGCGGATGGGGTATGGGTCGACCTGTTCTCGCATCTATCAGCCACGGCCGGCTGGAGTTTCGAGGCCATGTTCGATACGACCCCCGCTGCGGGGGCTTCCCCTAGCGTTAAGTTCCGATGGACATACGGCGAGGGCGCGTCGCAGGGGACGTGGGTCACGCAGACAACGCCCTGGGACGCAGACGGCGGGATCCATCAGTTCGCCTTTGTCTACCGCTACAAGGACGCGGGGCAGGCAAACGTCGATGTCTACATCGATGGGGCTTACAGGCTCAAGACCTTCACAGATAACCCGATGGTCCTGGCGACTACGACGGCTATCGACATCGCCAACGGCGGCGCCTGGGACGTGGACGACTTCCGCTACTGGCAGAAGTCGCTGACCCACGGCGAGATTGCCGGCCAGTACGCGGGCGGGGTCGGCGCTGTGAGTTCTGGCACAGAGACCGGGATCGTGGTCTCGGTCGACTTCGATACAGTGTCTGCGGTATCAGCTGCGGACGCCACGGTCAACGGGAACACGGTAGTCTTCGCTGGTGGGGCCGCGATCTCGTCGGTAAATACAGGCGTCGTCACCACGCAGGATTCTGGAACCCCCCTGCGCTCGCGCTACCGTGTCGAGATCCAGCGGCTCGACGAGGACGACGGGCAATCGCTCGACCAGTCCGAGGCCCAGTGGGCGTCGGCTAAGGCCATCCTGTTCGATGAGTTCCGCTACCCCGGCGCTGCGATGCTGGGGGTCCGCATCCGAGCTACCGACCAGCTCTCTGGGTCTGCGCCTACGGTCACGGCGGCGGCCGAGGGCCGATACGTCCCGGTCTGGGATGGAGTGGACGAGAAGTTTCCGAGCTTCTCCTTTGATTATTCCCGCAACCCGGCGTGGATCGCCCTGGATCTGGCGACGAACGAGGAGCATGGCCTGGGCCCGTACTTCCTGCTTGAGCGCGACCCGATCCTGTCCGACTTCAAGACCCTCGCAGACTTCTGCGATGAGTGGGTGCCGACCGGCTTCACGTCGTTTGACACGACCGATGCCAGCAGCATCGACTACACGTACAGCGCGGGGGTGGCAACGCTCACGTTCATCGGCGTAACCAGCTTCCCCGAGTACGCTGTCGGAGATGGCATCGCCATCCAGGGCTTCTCGTTCCCTACGTGGGACGGGGACGATGGGGAGGCGATCGAGCTAACGGCCGTGGATTACACGGTCGCCACGTCGACCCTCGTTCTGACTGGGACCTGGTACACGAACCAGGGCGCGCCGACGCCGACGAGCGTGAGCGGCGCGCCCCTCGGCACGATCGAGAAGCGCGAGAAGCGTTATCTCTATGACGGCGTTTTTGACCGCCCCGAGTACGGCGCATGGGATGCGCTCGTCGCTGTCCTCCAGACGTGCCACGCCAAGCCGGTCCTGAACGGTCGGCGCCTGGGGGTCTTCATCGACCGCCCGCGCGACTCAGTTGGGATCATCGGCATGGGCGGGGTTGTCGAGGGCTCGTTCAGCACCAGCTACTCCTCGGTCAAGGAGCGCCCCAACGTAGTCGCTATCGAGATCCTCGACCGCGACGACGGTTACGAGCGGACCTGGGTCGAGCGCGAACACTCCACGGTCACAGACCCGACGAGCCAGGAGACGTTCCGGCGCCAGCGGCTGCGCCGAGATGGGGTCACCCGCAGGAGCCAGGCCCTACGGGACGCCACCCGCCAGCTCAACATCTCGCACATTCTGAATCGGAACGTCACCTTCGGCCTGGAGACCGAGGGGCTCTACCTGCGCGTGGGCGATCGGTTCGGCCTGGCGCACGACGTGCCCGGCTGGGGGACGTCCGGCCGGCTGCGCTCGAGCGCGTCTACGACCGTGGTCACCCTAGACCGCGAAGTCGTGATCGATGGGTCATCCACCTACGAGCTCACGATCTGGAGCCCTGGAACAGGGGCCGCCGAGACCCAAGTCGTTTCCACCGGAGCGGGCACGTACGCGGCTGGAGACTCGATCACGGTCTCATCCGCGTTCTCGTTCACGCCAGCCACGGGCGACCAGTATTCATTCGGGGTGGAAGATCTCCAGATCAAGGACTTCCAGGTCACGAACATTTCGGCAGACCCGGGCACCCTGCGCCGCACGATCGAGGCGATCGAGTACAGCTCCACGGTCTATGACGACGACTTCGGCGAGATCCTCGAGTCCCCGTCGACCCTGACCCCGCCCCCGTCCGAAGACGACATCCCCAACGCGCCCGCGTCCATGTCGGTCGCGGAGGGCAACGACCCCAGCGGCGACGGTACGGCCGGCAATTACATCGATGTCTCATGGAGCCACCACCCCGACACGATCCGCAATGTCGCGGGAACCGAGCTCTGGCTGCAGGAGGTCGGCGTCGGCGAGCCGTACAAAGTCGCGGACATCCCCGGGCTCGCCGAGCGCCACAGGATCGCGCAGGTCGGGCTGGAAGCCGAATCCACCTACAAGGTATACGTCCGACCCTACAGCCGCAACCGGCGCATGGTGTACGTCAAGGCGAACCCTTACGCGACAATCACGCTCGAGGGCTTGGGCCAGCCGCCGAACAAGCCGATCTCATTCGGCACGCTCCAGGCCACGGACAAGGTGGTTTACACATGGTCCCCCGGGAGCGCGCGTTATCGGCTCTCCGATGAACTGCGCACGGGTGGCTGGATCCTTGGATTCCCGATCGGGCAGGCCGTCAAGGGGGCGGGGCGCTTGGGGCCTACCGCGTCGTGGCTCACACTTCCGACTAGCGCAGCGGGCAGGGCTGCGCCGGACATCCTGGTTCGCAGCCTCGGCTATACGGGCCAGCCCGGCCGGGCTCGAGCGTCGTCTGTGGATTTCGACCCTCCGGGCGAGGTGGTCTACGACTCAAGCCTTGAGGACGAGGGCACGGGATGGACCGGCGCCACGTTGTCGAACATGGTCGTGACCGGCACAAGCCCCAGCGCGACGGTCGGATTTACGGGGTCAAACCTCGCAGGCTACATTGAATGGGACGTGACCAGCCTTCCCTGCGCTGGATGGTATTACGTTTTCTTCGGCTACGAGGCCGATCAGCTCCACCCGCGACCGTGGTCGGAGGCCACCGAAACCTGGGGATCGATCGAGGCGCAGCGGTGGACGTGGGAAGGCCCCATCTTCGGCGACTACAACGGGACGGCCAACATCACCCGGCGCCCGCTGGTCACATTCTCTGACACGACGTCTGTCGCCACATCAGGGCTGCAGCAGTACGTCCCCGGCCTGAACCACTTTCGGTCTATGCGATTCAGGCTCCAGTTCAACAGGCCTGACTCGTCGCTTGACGTGGAGGTCCGGCGCATGGCTATCCGCATCGTCAAGCCCTACGACCAACACAGAAACCCGATGGCAAGCGAGGCGTTCGAGTGAGCCAAGCCTTCACAGCCGCTCTACTGAGCGCGAGCACCAATGGCCGACCGATCAAGGTCGCCGCAACGTCCAGCCCTGGCACCACGATCCACACGGATCAGACCAACGCCACCGGCAGCATGGACCGGGTGACCCTCTGGGCCACGAACACGCACACAGCCGCCGTGACCCTCACCGTCCAGTGGGGCGGCACAACGTCGCCGGACGATCACGCCAACGTCGTCGAGCTCCAGCCCAACCGCCGCGCCTTGATCGCGGATGGGGAGCCGATCGCAGGAGGCCTGGTCATCAAAGCCTTCGCGGGCACGACCAACGTCGTGATCGTGTCCGGCTACGTGAACAGGGTGGACGCGTTCTCATGAGGCGCCAGCTCGGGGAGGTCTACGACCAGGGGTGGAGCGGCGCTACCTTCCCGACCTACGCGGAGCCCGGTCTCCGTTGGTTCCGCACAGACCTCGATCGGTGGTTTTATTACGACGACACCCGATCCAAGTGGCTCGGAAACGACATGAAGTGCTTCGCCTTTATGAAGTTCTCCAACGTCGTGAACGCCTACATAAACTGGGAGGACGATAGTTATCCCAGCAGCGCCACAAACGGCTACGTCGCCCCCGTTGACCTCTGCCTCGTCGAAATGTCGGGCGTGATCCTCGGCTCGAGCACATGCACAGTGGAGGTCCGAGACGACGGGGTTAGCTCTGGTGGCCTTGCCTTCTCGGCGGCCACGAAAGCTAACGATTCAACACTCAACGGGAGCACGATCGCAGCCGGGTCGGTCGTCTCCTGCTACATCAATGGCACGGCAAACCTCGCCATGCTGTTCCAGGCCGGCCTGAGAGAGGTAGCCACATGACCGACACCGCATGGTTCACGTCCCTAAGCGCGTCTGACACGCTCTCCGAGAGCCGCGCCACGATCAACACGAATCTCGGCCTGGCTCGCAAGGCCACCGTGGTCGAGATCGACAGCGGCGACAGCCCGTACACGGCAGCCGATTCCGAGCTGATCCTGTGCGATTGCACGTCCGGGGGCATCACTGTGAACCTCCCCGCCGTGGCGTCAGGGCTCGTCTACACGGTCAAGAAGACAGACGGCAGCGTCAACGCAGCAGTTGTCGACGGCGACAGCTCCGAAACGATCGACGGCGCCACGACCCAATCCCTCACATCCCAGTACGACTCCGTGACCATCATTGGCGGGAGCTCGGAATGGTCCATCATCTCCACCATCTGACCCGAGAGAGACCCCATGAAACCTGGCATCAAGTCAACCGAGTTCTGGGCCCTGCCCGCCATCATGGCCGCCATCGCTGGCGACCCCGACAACGCCCCCTGGTACGCGGCCATCTACGCCGCCTACGCGGCCATGCGGGCCGTCGTGAAGGGGTTCTCCCGTAGCGCGCCTGAGGGCCTCGCTGGTGGCGCCGCGACGCAGGAGGCCCCCGATGTTGCGTAGGCTCGCCATCGTCGCCCTGGCAGCGTCCTGCGCGTCCTGCGCTGGCCTGTCCGATTTCCTGGCCCAGCCGCTCGACGGATCGCCCCCCCTGCCCCAAGCGGAGGGGGTCGAGATCGAGCTCCCCGATGGCGCCGGATCCGTGGAGTACACCCCCCCGGCCCCAAAGCCCGTGCCGACCGTGGGCGACGCTGTGGGCCAGACGGCCGGCAACGTCCTGGGTATGCTCCTGGGGAACCCGGCGCTGGGGCTATTGCTTGGCGCTGGCGGTATCGCAGCGGCCGGTGCGGTGGCTGGTAGGGGCAAGCCATCAGCCTGATTGACCGATGGCGCCGCTGGACCACATTGGGCTCTCGGCGGCGCCCTTGCAATTGCGACAAGCTAGGCGCTTACCAGACCTACCTCAGATGACAAACCAGAAGCCGAGTTCCCCCTCTGTCAACAGCCTAGACGGGCGAGTCGGGACTATCGAGTCAGAGATCAGCAGGCAATCCGCCGAGGGCCGCGCATTGCGGACCGACGTGGAAAGGCTCACCCAAGCGTTCGAGGGGTTCGCTAGGGACGTTCGGATGTTCATGCAGAGCACCGGGCGCCTAGACATGCGGCTCGTCGCCACGTTCATCGGTATCGGCCTCTCAGCTGTAGCCTTGACCCTCACGATTGGGGGCATGTACCTAGCTCCGACGAACGAGCGGGTCCGTGCGAACGACGCATCCATCTCCGACCTAGAGGCCAGGTCGAGCGCCACAGCCGCGTCTAGGTGGACCGAAGGCGATCAAGATGCTTTTGAGTCGGAGATGCGAAGATCCTTCGCGGACACCGAGGCCCACCTAGACCGACATGAGGCCCTCGCCGGGCACCCGATGGCCCTCGAGCGGACAGCGCAGAACGCTGCCGCGATAGTCAAGCTAGACGAGACTCTCCAGCGGGAAATGCGTCTTCTGGACGACGCCCTACAACGCGAGATGCGAATGCTCCTAGATGGGCCGATGGAGACCCTCCAGGCTGTCTCATCTAGGCTGGAGAAGGCAGAGGCCCTGGCCTCCCAGACGCACGATTGGGGGATGCTCCATGAGGCGCAGGTGTCAAGCCTGAACGCCAATCAGACGGAGCGGATCGAAGAGGCCCGGAGGGAGCTTGTCGAGCTCGCTCGGCTTATCGAGAAGAACGCGGACGCATTCACTGAGCACACCAGCAACGGGCACCCGGCTAGCGTGATGTCCCACGTCGACACCCTGGCCGATCGGCTGGACGACCTCTCAGACGGGATACAGGCTCGCCAAGAGTGGCTCATGGAGGCTAACGCCGCGATGGCTGCTAGAGACGCCGGGTATCACGCTCGAATCGAGGAGCTGGAGAGGCAGATCCGCGAGATCAGCAGCGAGCAGCGACGCCGGACCGAAAAGGTCTACGCGACCCCCTGAACGTAAGTGGGGCCTGGCGCATGAGGAACGCCAGGCCCCTGGGCCATCTAAGGCCCCAGTAGGAGATGTGGGCGGCGCTAGGCAGAGCACGGCCAGCACCGCGCGCGGACTGTACTCAATGCCGGGCCCGCCCTCAATAGAGCGGGCCGACCCCCAGGGAGGGGCCGGCCCGACTCACCTTCAACCCCACTCTCAAGGGGTGCCTAGGCCACGCGGCCTAGTGCTCTCATGGTGTACCGCGGCGCAGCCCAGATTGCTAGGATGAATCCATGGCAGCTTCTCCGACCGCGCGTAGCTTGGCTCATGCCAGGAAGATGGGATGGCTGGCCGGCGTCGTGGAGAAGTGGAATCCGCACGCCCGCATCCGGCAAGACCTACTGGGGTTTATCGACCTGATTGTGCTGGATAGCCTCGCAGGCACGCTCGCCGTCCAGGCCACATCCGCAAGCAACGTCTCGAGCCGGGTCGCCAAGATCAAGGCGAGCGAGAACGCCGCCCGGTGGCTTGCCGAGGGGAACCGGGTCCAGGTCTGGGGCTGGAAGCGGATACCCAAGGGTAAGAGCTGCCGGTACGAGCTGCGGGTGGTCGAGATCGCGGCAGCGGACTTTCCTGCGCAGGAAACGATTCCTGTTGAGGAAAGCCCCGGCTAGATGTCTTCGCCCATCCCCACTTCCCAGGCGTCGTATGCCTGGTCCTCAAGCCGATGAATGACAGTCAACGCCTCTTCGGCTAGGGCGCGCCAAGCATCCCGAGCCTCGGATGGGTCCATCGGCTCCCAGTTTTGCAGCTCAACGGCCTTGTCGTGGATCGTGCTTCTTTGCGGTGTGCTTGCCACTGTCTCTCCGTTCGCGTTTCGCGAAATGCGTAAACCGTTGCCCAGTTAAGGGGTGTGCCCCAGTTGGGGCAACTCGGGCGGGGCGGGCAGCGGCATCCAGTGGGTGGGAGTGAAGTAGCCTTCGAGCATCTCTCTGCCGAGCGACGATCGGTAGAACCACCAGCCGACATCATCAGGGTCTGTTTCGGTCCCGTCGTCCCAGTAGGCGATATGCGCAAACGCTACGCCTGCCGCCTGATAGAAGACGAGGACGTCCGCCCCATCCTTCGGCGCAGTCTCGATCGGTTGCCATTCCATCACGTCGGCCTCCCCGTCTTGTGGTACAGCGCCAGGAGCCCCAGCACCGCGAAGGTAACGCAACCCCAGTGCGCCCAGGCGAAGATTTCAGCGATCATCGGTGGCCTCCCGCCCGTCTTTGAGCAACTCCATGAGGCGAGCCCGCTCCATGCGGCGGCCCACTTCCGCGCCCAGGATCTCAGTTAGAGATCGGGCGATCTCGACTTGGGACCGCTTTCCAGCGCCGGGGACGACTAGGCGTTTCGCTAGGCCCATCACTTCCTGGAATAGAGCATCGCTCACACCACCACCTCCCGCCGGCAAGCCCGGCGCACCACTTCCACGATCACGGGCTGCGCTTCGTCGCGCAGATCATCCACCACTTCGGCCAGGCGGTCGAAGGCTGCCGGCGAACCGTCGTGCCGCTCCCACGCAATGCCGAAGCGGAGCATGAGGCGGTCGGCGCGGCCTTTGGCTTCCCGGTGGTCCACTAGAACGCCCCCTCCGGATCACCCCCGCCATCGGGGAACATCTCCCCAGCGGGCACCGTTTCGGCTTCCGGCTCCGTGACCTCCAGCCGCTCGGGGGCGCTGTCGACGACCTGGCGGGCGCCGGCCATGATCGCCTCGTTTGTGGTCTTCGCCTTCACCTCCGCCGCAGCCTCTCGGAAGTGGTCCTCGACGGTGGCCATGTTGTCCCGGATGGATTCGTAGATCCCCCGGAGCGTAACAAGGTCTTGCTCGGTGGTGCGCTCGACCGGGTGCCCAAGGCGCTTCGAGATCATCTCGCCGGTTACGTTCATGGACTGAAACGCCGAGACCATCGAGCGAATGCGGTCGGCGATCGGCTCGCTGTGGCCGGAGGCCAGAGTCTTCCCGCATTGGTCGACGGCGGCTTCGACGACATCGCCGGGGATGACCCCCAGCACGCACGCGCGCAACCTTCGAGCCCCCTGGTTCGCCACCAGCTCGTAGATGTCGCGTGGGTCCGTCAGGGGCTTGACGCCTTGGCGGGTGTGGCGCTCGTGAGGCACCTGGAAGACCTTCGTTTGGCGGGTGTTCGTCTCCAGGTCCCAGGCGTACGCCATGACCGTGGATTCTCCCGCGCGCTGCTCGAGCTCCACGATCCCGAAGTCCAGGTTCCCCCAGTTCTGAGCGATCGCCTCGGCGAGGCGAATGGAAGGCCCCCGGACGGTCTCGCGCCCCCTCGGGTAGCTGTAGATCGACCTCTCGGCCAGCGAGCGCCGCTGGCAGGACTCCATGATCCTGGCGAAGGCTTGCGTTGAGTTTCGGGGGAACCGCTGCGCCACGATCATTGCCGCCTGCACCTCCTGCGCTGCCCTGGTCTGCGCCACGCCGACAGCCGCGTTGGACCCCTGGTTTGCCACGGCGGGGATGTTCTCTTGCTCGGTCACGCCACACCCTCCTTGCTCTGCATCTGCTCGACGATGCGCTTACCCGCGCTTGACAGCCGGAACACCCGGTTGCCGTTCTTGTTCGCTCGCCAGGTGAAGACGGTTTCTCCGTTCACGGTGGCCTCGGTGGCTTCACCCATGCGCCGCTGCAGTTCTAGCTTCGACTCGTCTAGGTGTCTATCAGTGATTTGCTTTGCCGCAGCCCTGTGGCCGTAATGCGCTAAGGCGTCTCGGCTTACCTCCACAGACCCCCCGCGCTTCTCCTGCCACCGATACTGGTAGTTCGGTAGATCCTTCGCGGTCGGATCGGGCTCGATCTGGCGCTGGACCTGACCCCAGAAGGCGTCCACGGCCTCGGCCATGGCGTCGATCTCTCCCTGGTTCCTGTCGACGTAGTGCAGCACCAGCCTGTTCCCGCCGATGAGGGCTGCGATGGCTGCGCGCTGGAGGCCAGAACAGTGCAGCTGCCACTGGCACTGGACGTAGTACGCGGCGGGCGGGGCGTCTCCCAGCCACTCGTCACGCATGTACTCGCCGACATTCTTCAACTCCAGGTCGAGCAGCGGGCCGCCGATGCCTTGGTCCCACTCCGCGTCCAGGGTCGCGCGCTGGTGGGGCTTGTCGAGGGGGCCGACGCATCGGTCTCCGCATCGGGCGACCTTGCCGCCGTGCTCTTCCTGGACAGCCTCAGCGATCACGGACTCCATCCGCTGCCCCCAAAGCATCTGCTCGGTTTCCTCCACCGCAGGCAGCTTGCCCAGCTTCCGCATCCACAGCTCCCACCGCGACCCGTAGGCCCCGGGGATGTTGAGCACGGATGCGACTTCGGACGCGCCGATGAAGTTCTTTCGGTCGGCCAGCCAGGCGGCGCGGTCGGGGTAGTCGTAGGTTGTGAGTTTCACGCCACCACCTCCAGCTCCCGCTCGGCAGCCTCCGCGACCAACGCGACCGACATCAGAGACCGAAGCGACTTCCGGGCCGGCCAGAACGGATCCATGTGCCGCGCCGTCCAGTCCGAACCGTTCCTCTCAATCTCGTCCTGCCAGAGCGTGCGCACCATCTCCAGGCGCTCCCAGGATGTAGTCAGGTAGAAGAGGCTGGCCGCCCGCTTGTCGTCGCACACCCACTGACGCACGTCGTCCAGAAGGTGCTCAAGGGCGCCGACGAGCGAGAGGCATCGGCTGGCCTCGACTCCGGGCTCGGCGTGGTCGGGCGCCTCGGCGATGACTCTGCTCGCGTCCTCCAGGTACTCGCGGAGCATCTTGACGACGGTCCGCTGGATGTGCGCCCCTTTCGCGGCTTTGTTGAAGTCGAGCAGATCAACGATCGGCAAGGATGCAGCCGTCCCGTACCGCTCGCCCTCGTCGGCGTAGTGCTCGAGGATCGTGATGCCGTTGCGCTTGGCCGACGCCCCACACGCCCGGAGCATCGTCCACCCGTCCCGCGTCATTCCGTGCTGGTTTCTGCTGTAACTCATGGTTTCCCTGGTTCGCGGCAGCCTGGCCGCGTAAGTCGTATCTCCTGGGGCGACATTACGCCCCGCTAGAGGATGTGTCGACCAGAAACGTGGTGCCCCTGGACAGTGAATAGCGCCAAGGCTCGCATCCGTTTGGCACGCTAGGGGTTATGGCAAGCGAGGAACCATGCGAAATCGAGACCGCCGAGCTCGTCGACCGGCTCCTGACGATCCGGGCCAAGCTCTACCAGCTCGCCGACTTCTTCCCGGAGCAGCAGGGCGGGGGCAGCGCCATCCCAGCTGGAGCCCTGGGGGTCGCCTTTGCCGCCTACCAGGAAGAAGTCTGCGACATCGTGGAGCGACTCGAGGCCATGCACCCGCCCGACGATCGCGGCAAAGACTTCGACTGGGGCTATGCCGACGAGCATATGGCCCAGTGGTGCCTCTATGAGGTCCGGGGCCTTGGGATCGCCCCTGGCGGCACCTGGCTCGGGAATGAGGAGATGGCCCGCAGGATGACGCCGGCCCGCCGTAGGGGCTACGTGGACGCCGAGCAGCTCGACCTGGATCGGTGGCGGTTCACGCTGACCGAGCCGGGAGCCGTGGCGCTGGGGATTATGGCGCCCTGATCGGGCTTGTATCTCTCCGCAGCCGCTCGCTAGAGTGAAGAGGCCCCAGCCAGGTTCCCCTGTTGTCGCAGGGGGGGCTGGGGCCTGAACGCAACTGGCTAGACCGCAGCCTAGCCGACGTGTTCCGATGTCGCAACTGACTGCGCAGAGGTACGCAATGGCGAAGAACGCCAAGAACGGCCGCAAGCAACCGCTCCCGTCGTTTCAGTTCTACCCCGGCGATTACGTGGGGTCTGGCAGGGTTCAGCGCATGTCCTGGGCTGAGCGTGGGGTTTACATGCACATACTCTGCAGATGCTGGCAGGAAGGCGGCTGGCTGTCGCTGGACGAGGATTCAATGTCCGACGCCTTGGGGTGCGACCCCGAAGAGGTTGCCGACCTGATAACCCCGAGGGTTCTGCGAGCCTTCGCGGAGGATGACGAGGGCAGGATCGCGTCCCCCCGGATGCTCCGCGAGCTAGGGGTGGCAGAAGACTTCCGCGAGCGCATGGCAGAGGCTGGCAAGCTGGGCGGCAAGGCTAAGGCAAGGCTAGCTAAAGCTAAGCCTTCGCTAGCAGAGGCTAAGCCTAGCCTAGCCAAGGCTGCCTCCCATCCCACCCCATCCCGCCCCATCCCATCCCATCCCATCCCATCCCCAGGGGGTGTGGGGGAGGCAAGCTCCCCCCCGCCGGCCAAGCCGGCTCCCGTTGCCCGCGGACGAGCAAAGGTCCAAGAGTGGGATCGGCTCGTCCTAGATCCTGAGTTCTCCAGCCTCATCGACAGCCCGAAGGCTGACCCGCTCCGAGAGTGGATCGATCACCTCGCGGACCGGCTTCACAAGGCGCACACCGCGACTGGGGTCCGGCGCTGCCTCCGGCGCATCGTCGAGATGACCCCGGGGCAGTTCCAGGCGGCGGTTGAGCACTCGGTCTCGAACAACTACCAGGGGCTCTACGAGGACAAGGGGCGCCAAGCCCCATCCGGCTCCAAAGACTTCTTCCAGCAACTCAAGGACGGTGACGTGGTGATCGACGGGGGTGCGGCGTGAGCGGCGGTCGTAAACGGCGGAAGCTGCACCTGCCCGGAGGGGGCGGGGATGTCGAGCTGGCGCTTTGCGGGTCACTAGTTAGCGGTCGTGTCCGGACGACCCACAGGGTCGGCGATGTCACGTGCCCGCGCTGCCTAGCCGCCGAACTGTTCAAAGCAGAGCGCAGGCTGCGCGCCGTGAAGGTTCAAGCTAGCCTCGTCGGCATTTCCGCTAGAGCGAAGGGTGACGCAACGTGATCCCCCACGTAGCCGCCACCGTCGCTAGCCTCCAGGCAGCCTACGGGTCCCGCTTCCGGTTCGACCCAAGCCACGCGGCGATATGGGACCGCTTGCTCGGCGAGTTCACCAGGGACCGACTACAGGCCGCCACGTTGCGCGTGATCGACTCGCACCGCCACGGGGCCCCGGGAGCCGCCGAGATCCGCCAGGCCGTCCTGGGCTGCTGGGAGGCCCGCAAGACCGCGCGAACCGATTGCAACCTCAACCCGGCGCCGCAGACCCTCGGCTGGGTTGTGCTCACCTGCCTGGTAGACCCGACATCCGGCCAGGTGATTCGAGCCTTCAACCCGGGCGGGGACCTGGTGGAGTGGCCGAATCAGCGGGTTCTGACGGCTGCGGCGGACGTACCGGAGGCGCTCATGCCGCCGAGCTCGCCGGCCCAGGTGGCTGCGGTGCGGGATAGCGAGCAGCTCGAAGGGCCGGGGCGGGTGGATTTCGCCCAAGCTATCGAGGCGCCTAACCTCCACCCACATCCCGACTTGGCTGCCCAGCGGTACAAGTCCCAGGAATAGGGCTGGCTACGGAGCGATACTGCCGATCTAGTGGGTACAGACGAGGCCGAGAGGCCGCTAACCACAACCGGAGAGATCATGAAGACTATCAAGCTCGATGACGTGGAGTATGTCCGCGCCGACCAACTCCCCGCGCCCGTCGAGGGCAACCGCGAAATCGTCGTAGCCGATAACGGCTGGGTATTCGTCGGGGATGTGACGCCCGCTGACGGGGCTATCCGTATCGAGAACTGCTACAACGTCCGCAGATGGGAGGGCGGGTTCGGTTTGCTCACCGCCGACCCTGAAAAGGCGAAAGTCAAGCTCGATGCCTGCCGCTCCCTGAAAGTCCCGAACACCCGCGTCGTTTTCCGGGTTCCGGTTCCTGACGGTTGGGCGAAGTGATCGGCTACGGCTACGGCAACGGCTACGGCTACGGCTACGGCTACGGCGACGGCGACGGCTACGGCAACGGCTACGGCTACGGCTACGGCTACGGCGACGGCTACGGCAACGGCAACGGCAACGGCGACGGCGACGGCTACGGCTACGGCTACGGCGACGGCTACGGCGACGGCTGCCTCCCAATCGCAACTATAGAGGCGCCGGAAGGCACAGTATGAGTATTAAATCTGAGCGTCGAGCAGAGCTGCGCGCCAAGGCCCTGCGGTTACTCGCCGAGCGGCCGTTCCGAATCCTGCCGGGTGGCTGGCAGTTCGGGCCCGTCGAATCCATCATGGGGCCGTTCATTCACAGGTCGACCATGAAAGCAATGTGGGATGAGGGGCTTCTTAAGTCGAGTGAGCCGGATCGTTCCTGGTCGGCGGGCGAGATCACACTCGCTGAGTGCGACCACTACACCCGCGCGGTAATCGACCCAAAGACCGGCGTCTGTAACGGATGCGGGGAGGTGCCCTGTGCCTCATAACGTTCTCGCCATGTTTGGCGTCTGGGTTGCCATCATCGTCACAATCTTTTTGGGGGCCGACCATGCCTGATCCGTTCTTCATCGTTGGAATCATCAAGTGGCTGATCGAACAGGGGGTGATCTAGTGAGCAAGCAAGACAGGAGCGGCGGGCAGGCGTTCCCGCGCGCAGGGTTCGAGGGCGATTCCATGTTCTCAAATCCGCGAGGGGGCATGACCCTCCGGGCGTACTTCGCGGGGAGTCTCGTCGCGGGCGAGATGGCGACGGGTGATGGGATACCAATCACCAGCAAGTACATCGGGGCAGCCTTCGACCTCGCAGAAGCCATGGTCGCCGAGGAGCTGCGGCGGCAGGAAGCGGAAGGGGGCGCGTCGTGACCTGGCGCAAGGTCTCCGACGAGGCGCCGCCGAAGGATGGGCGCTGGGTGGTGTCCCACGGCGTGTCACTCCCGCCTTTACTTGGCGTCCACACTTGGATTCGGGTCGACCACGTTGCCCGCATCCCACTCCCCACTCCCCAAGCCCCTGGAGATCGAGGGGAGGTGAGCGGTGACCCTTCGTGATTCGAGCAAGAGAGAGTGGTCCAGTCGCAGCGACTTGAAGGGGATCAACGCAGGCAGCCTCCAGCGAATCGCAGAGCTGGAGGCGGAGAACGTCGCATTGCGCAAGCTCTGTGGCGAAGTGTGGGCTTGGGACCGCTCGCGAGAGCGCGAGTTCGGGAAGATCCCCGGGCCGCTGAATGTTGGGCTGCGTACGCGCCTCTACTTCGCATCCAATGGGGAGGCCACCGATGGCGAGTGAATGGCAAGACGGGGAACTGGAGCAGATGGTCGGCGGCGAACGCCGTGACGCAAGGCGTCCGCTGCTTGAACGCATCGCCGAGCTGGAGGCCGAGCGGGACAAGGAGGCCTGGCTAGCGAAGACACTCAATCGCGGCATGATCTACCTTCGTCACGCGATGGAGACCCGTTCCATCGATCGGATCTCGCGCACTTTCGGAGGCAATACACCGGAAGACTGGTGCGGCGTTGCCGACGCCCTTTCGGGCCTCATCTGCGACTATGACAGCCTGATCGAAGAGCGCGACGAACTGGCCGGGAAGCTGGCCCAGGCCGATCGCGAGCGCGCCCTAGAGCGCAGCGCAACGAACCACGGCACCTATGCGATCTGCGCCAAGCACCCGAAAGAGTTCTCGATCGGTAAGCCTCGCGGTGCGCAGTGCCGGGAGTGTATGGCCGAGAAGCTGGCGAAGCTGTCCGCGTTTGTGGAGTCGGTCAGCAAGGCCGCGAACTGCCCCACCATGGACGGCCGCGCATTTGGTGATTGGGTCGAGCACGCAGCAGAGCACTACAACCGCGCGGACGACAAGATCCTCTGGCACGAAGAGGCGGACAAGCTGGCCGAGAAGCTGGCGGTGGCGCGGGAGGCGTTGGAGAAGGCCGCAGCCGACCTGTCGCGGATGGGCGTCGATTGGCAGGGGAATACCTACAACCTCAAGGCCCAGGGCGGTCGCGGGCTTTTCCTGCGGACAACTCACGTTGACGCGCGATTGCGTGACGCCCTAGCCCAGCTCGCCCCCGAGGGCGGGGAAGATGAGGGGCCGGAGGGCTGCGACCTCTGCCGTTTCAGGTTCTGGGGGCCAGGCGCTTTGGACGACCCGCTTTCGAGCGCGGCTGGAGGTCGGCCCTATCGACCGTGCGACTGCGTGCTTGGGATCGGAGGCGACGATGACTGACGAAAACCGACTGATCGCACACACCCTCGGCTACGGCGCCGCCTTCTTGCTCGGGGGCATGGCCTTCCTCATGGCGAGGCCGCCCGAGATCGTGGTCGAGCCGGGTCCAACCGTCGTCCGCGTGCTCCCTTCACACAACCTCGACCCGTGGCG